TCAGTAAAGCAGCTATTCGGGCAGGAACAAAAGCCTTTGGTAAAAGTAAACCAACTAAAAAAAGATATAAAACGCAGTATATAACTGATGGACCATATGGTGAACCAAGCTTAAGAAATATATTTTATAGATCTAAAAAGTCTCCAGCTAAACAAAGAACTTATATGGAAAAAAAATTTCAAAAAGGACCTTTTAAATCTATTAAACTTGATCAAGGCGGAACATTTCCAGTAAGTAAAAGTGACTATGCTAAAGGAAAAAAATATCAAAAACGTGCAACAAAAAGAAGAAAATTGTATGACTTCTAAAACACCTGCATGGCAAAGAAAAGAAGGTAAAAGTTCTTCTGGTGGTTTAAACAAAAAAGGTGTAGCATCGTACAGACGTGCTAATCCAGGTAGTAAACTAAAGACTGCTGTAACTACAAAACCAAGTAAATTAAAAAAAGGATCTAAAGCTGCTAATAGAAGAAAATCATTTTGTGCAAGAATGGGTGGCATGAAGAAACGATTAACTTCTAAAAAGACTGCTAATGATCCAAACTCAAGAATTAATAAAGCATTAAGGAAATGGAACTGTTAATATGATTAGTAAAGCACTAAATTTAAAAAATATAAAACATGCAAAAGCTAGATTAAGTAAGCTAGCAAACAAAAAAACATTAACTAAAAGTGATATTGTTGAAGTTAAAAAAATTGCACAATTTGAACTTAAAGCTCTTAATTCTGTAACGAAAAAAAGAGGCAAGGCTTTTGTTGCCAGCAAAATACTGGGCAACCCAAGTAAAACAGCAAGGTCTGTTTATAAAAAAGCAGGTATAAAAATTGTTCCTAACAGAGTAAGATAATGGATGAATATAAATTAAAGGCTCTAATAGCATCTGAGATACAAACCTCAATGGGGTATCTTGGCGGTGAGCTAACAGAACAAAGAACAAAGTCTTTAGAATATTATTTTGGTGAACCATTTGGTAATGAACAAGATGGTAGATCACAAGTAGTAAGTACTGATGTAGCTGATACTATAGAATCTATCTTACCTACAATAATGCGAACATTTACTGCATCACCTAAAGCAGTACAATGTATTGGTAATAAGCCAGGCGATGAAGCTGCTGCTAAACAAGCTACTGATTATTTAAACCATGTCTTTTATAAAGATAATCCTGGTTTCACATTAATGTATACCTTCTTTAAAGATGCTCTATTGCAGAAGAATGGTATTATGAAAATCTTTTGGGATGATTCATTAGATGTAGAAAGATCTACTTATCAAGGTCTGACTGATGATGAGTTTGCTATGCTTATAGCTGATCCTGAAGTTAAAGTATTAGAACATACTGAGTACGATATTGATGATGAAGAAGCTTTAAAAGAAGCTGCTGATTATATAGAAGCTCAAGGAATGCCTGCAGATGTACAGTCTAGTGGTAAGATGCATGATGTAGTAGTAAATAGAATGAAGAAGAAAGGTCAAGTACGAATAGAGAACGTACCACCTGAAGAATTCCTTATTGCTCGTAATGCTAAAACTATAGAAGATGCACACTTTACAGCGCATAGAAAATATATAACTCGTTCAGAATTAGTTGAAATGGGTTTTGATCCAGAAGAAGTAAAAGCTTTACCTACTGATAATGATCAGAGATATAGTGAAGAAAGAACAACCAGATATGAAGATTTAGATTATAACTCTTTAAACAGACATACTGCATCTGATACAGCAAACGAACAAATACTTATTTACGAATGCTATATAAAAATAGATGAAGATGAAGATGGAATTGCGGAATTACGCAAGGTAACTGTAGCAGGCGACAGCTCATATAAAATTTTAGACAATGTGCCTTTTGACAGACAACCCTTCGTAAGTGTTACACCTATTCTAGTGCCACACCGTTTTTATGGTCGTTCTGTATCTGAACTATTAGACAATATGTATTTGACTAATAACAATCGTATTGCAGTTATGGATGGTCAAGTAAACATTGATGATCTATTGACTAACCGACCAGGCGGTATTGTAAGAACTAAACAACCACCACAATCAGTTATACAACCATTGCAATCACAACCTTTAAATCAACAGGCTATGCCGCTATTAGAATACTTAGATGTAGTTAGAGAACAAAGAACTGGTGTAACTAGATACTCACAAGGTATGGATTCTGATTCTTTAAACAAAACAGCATCAGGTATTAACCAGATATTAACTCAAGCACAATTAAGAGTAGAATTAATTTGTAGAGTTTTTGCTGAAACAGGTGTCAAGGAGTTATTTAAAAAGATTCTTGAGACTGTTATCAAGTATGAAACTAAAGAAAAAATTATTCGTGTAAACGAACAGTACGTTGCTATGATGCCGATGGAATGGATTAATAGATGTAACGTAGATATTCAAGTAGGTCTTGGAACAGGTAGTAAAGAACAAGAGCTTGCTATTCTAAACAACATATTGGAGAGACAATTACAAGCAATTAATTTACAGAAATCTGCTGCTGGTCCTATGGTTAATTTAAGAAATGTACACAATACATTAACTAAATTGGTTGAAGCTGCAGGACTTAAAAATGTTGACACATACTTTACTGATCCTATTATTGGTGCGCAACAAATGCCAGCTCCACAACCACCACCACCTACTGAGTTTGAAAAGGTTACACTTGCACAAGTACAAGGAGAAAATCAACGTAAGATCCTAGATATGCAAGTTAAAGAGAAAGAAATAGATCTTAAAACACAACAAATGGTGTTAGAGTTTGAGACTAGAATAAAAGAGTTAGAAGCTAAATATCAAGTGCAGTTTGACTCTAATGCTATCAAACGTGAAGCCATGAATACTAATAAAGGTGGACAGTCACCACAATTAGGTGATATAGGTGATGAAACACAAAGACAGCAACAAACTTTCTTTAACCCAAACAACTCTAGATGAACGAAAACGATTTAATAAGAGAACAAAATAAAGGCGCAAAAGCCAATACCATATTAGAAGATGAACTATTTATAGAGAGCTTTACAATGTTAAAAGCTGCTTATGAAAAAGAAATGGTTCAGACTTCCTACAAAGATTCAGAAGCTAGAACAGCTATCTGGGTTGCCTGGCATCAGTTAGACAAGGTTAAATCCCACCTGACTGAGATAATGAATACAGGTAAACTTGCTAGTAAACAACTGCAAGATTTAAAAAAACCTTAAATAGGAGGACTATATGTCTGATGCTGAACAGCAGCCAACCACAGTTAGTGGAGCTGCAGAAACTATAAAGGGCTTGTTGAACCAATCAGCTGATACTCAACCTGCACCAACTGAGACCGCAACGGTTACAGAAGAAACATTAACGCAAACTGATGAGCCAATTGCTCCCAGTAACGTTCCTGACGAACCTAATGCTTTGTCTGAAGAATACGATGAATCAGTTGAATCTGACATTGTGGAAACTACAGAGTTATCGGAGGAACCCATATTCCCTGTTGTAATAGACGGACAAAAATATGAGGTCAACCAAAACGAACTCATCAATGGTTATCAACGACAAGCAGATTATTCTCGTAAAACAGAGGAACTATCTATCGAGCGCAAGCAACAAGAAGATCAGATCCAACGTGAACGAGATGCTGTTCAAACACAAATGGCTAATTTACATTCGCTTGAACAATCACTTAAGTCCCAATTAGACTCTGAATTACAGAGTATTGATTTTGATAGAATGTACGAAGAAGATCCTGTACAAGCTTCACGCTTACAGTATCAAATGCAGAAAAGACAAAAAGATCTTGATGCAGCTCGTATGCAAATTCACCAGCAACAACAATCTGAGTATCAAAAATATGTATCTGAACAAGAAAAACAGATGTTTATTAAGATGCCTGAGATGAAAGATGCTGCAAAATCTACTGAGATTAGACAAAATATGAAAACATATTTATCTGATCAAGGTTATATGGATCAAGAGATTGCAGGTTTAACAGATCACAGAATGCTCTTAATACTTAAAGATGCAATGGCATACAGACGACTCCAGAAATCTAAACCTGGACTTGTAAAAAAAGTTGCTGATGCTCCAAGAGTAGTAAGATCTGGGACTGCTAAAACTAAAGGTGAACGTAAAGACTTAGCTATGAATGATAACAAGAAACGCCTAGCTAAAACTGGTAGATGGCAAGATGCTGCTGCTATATTTAGACAAGGTATGAAAACAAAATCATAACATAATATAAGGAGACCTTAAATGGCACAACCAACAAACTTGTATGATACTTATGACACTACGGGTATTCGAGAAGATTTGGCTGACGTAATATATAATATTGCACCGTCAGACACACCAATTCTTTCTGCTATACCTAGAGCTGTTGCAAGTTCTACTAGCCACGAATGGCAAACTGACACACTAGCTGCTCCTGCTGCTAATGCTGTTATCGAAGGTGATGAAGCTACTACAGATGCAATGGTTGCAACTGCAAGAGTTAAAAACTTCACACAAATCATGGATAAAGTAATCTCTATATCTGGTACTCAAGGAGCTGTTGATGCAGCTGGTAGAGCAGATGAGATGGCTTACCAAATCGCTAAAAAATCTAAAGAACTTAAAAAAGATATGGAATTCGCTATCATTAAAGAGAATGTTTCTGTAGCTGGTTCTGCAAGTGCTGCTAGAGAAATCGGTTCATTTGCTACTTGGATTTCTTCAAATGGCGATGCGGCAGGTTCTTTATCTGCTGGCTATAATCCTGCTACTGGATTGACTAGAGCGCCTACAGGCGGTACTGATCGTGATCTAACAGAAGCAATTCTAAAAACCGTTATTCAAGAAACTT